GGCAGCGTGAACGTGGCTTGTGAACTAGGCGTCACAACAAGAGTCTTACCACAATCCGCCACCGTTAGGGTGTCGTTAGTGGTCGCCGATTCATAAGACATTAACAACCCTGCATCAGTGGCAACACTTAACGTCCGGTCAGAATTAACTTCCAACGGATATGTCTCTGAAGAATTGGGGGTTCCAAATGTCCCAACCTTCACTGCCGCCCATGCCGGAACTGCTAAGCATAACAGCAATAATGTTACAATAAACTTACGCATTTGCTCCCCTTTCAGTTAAAAGAAGCCGGGGATATATTTCAATCCCCGGCGTTATTTCATTTACGCGCTAGTACCGCCACCACGCACCCATTTACGCCAATCCTTCAGGAACACCCCGAAACGGCTGATCACCGAAGCATTGTACGTCTTGTTACGAGGATCCGTGAAGAAGTCGAACGTCGGCTCCATTCTCTCGTGGAACTGGAGGCCGTCATCCTGACGCTTACCCAAGAACCAACCGGAAGTGCTGCTGATGTAATCCCACGCAATATGGGTATCAATCAAACCATAGTACGGGTTAGCATCATTCAACTGGCCGCCCGGAAGACCACGGGTGGTGTTCAAGATCTTGTTCATCGCAAACGCATCTGCGCCCGGACGGGTCAGCGCGGTGTCGATAGGATTAGAACGGATAATATCCTGTTCATCCCTGTTATTCGTCGCTGTGGCAAGGTTATACAGCGTTTCGAAGTTCGTTGCGGTAACTGAAAGGCCGGCAACGCTATTATAAAACGTGCTCGAGCTGCCTTTAATAGCGCGGGCATTGCCGGTCAAATTGAACAGCGGGTAACTATCATAAAGCAGGTCACCCGACGGATCAGTATTCCCGGTATGCGAACCATTAAACACGGCGTTACCAAGCAGGTCTCCGCCGTTATTAAACACGGTGGCAGCCAGCGTTTCCTGAGCAACAATATTCCGGTCAGTCCATGTCGCAGCATAAGACTTCACCAAGTTGCCAAGCTTAACTTCATCCTCAACGGCCTGAAAGGAGAACTTAACACCCTTCTTATAGGTGAGGTACTTCCCGTAAAACACCCAACCCTGAACGGGGCTGACAAAGTTAATGTTCAGCGCAAGGCCGGTCGCCCTAAAAGCATTAAGGTTATTGACGATGTTATCGTACAGAACGTCGGCATCCCGGAGCTTAAAGGCATTAAACCCATAAAGCCAATTGGAAACTTAAATGCTGAAGCGGCTAATCCTGATAGCGCTATTGCAAAGGCTTTTCCATTTAAAGCTAAAGACCCAAAATATGCGGGGTGGATTGAATTAACTCCTGAAGAAGCGGAACAGTTAGGGTTAGCCGGCAAACTAATTGGCCATCATCCTGGTCTTGGCCTTGGCAAGCTCATAGAAGGATACGAAAGGGAATAATATGAAAAGCGGCTATATGCGCCCTGAGATAAAAGAGCAGATACAGCAAAATCATCCTAAATATTTCTTGGAACTACAAGAATTAAAGGATGAAATAGTATCTCTAAGGCAGATTAGGGATGAGCTTAAATCAGGCAACAACCTGATCATTTCTGAAAAGCTTAGACAGGTCGATTCTTCAGTTGCAAACGCCAACAAGCTTATCCAGGATGCCAACAGGGCTAAATTACAAGCCGATGAGCGTAACTCCATGCTTAATCTTAGGGAGAATAAGCTAGAGGAAACGATAAAGAAACATTTAGGAATGCTTGATAAAGAAAAGAATGAGTTAACAGTCGTTTCCGAGAAGAATAAATCCATATCTGATATGTTAGAAAGAAAGTCGGCAGAGCTTTCCAAGGCGGAAAAAGACATATCTTATGCGCGTTCTGAGTTAGATGCTAATCAGAAAGCCTTTGTGATTAAGAATCAGGAATTTAATAAACAAATATCGGAATATAATGGTCGGTTCACCCTATTAAAGAACAAAGAAGCCATGATTGCGTCTGAGCTTAATAAGCTAGAATGCGATCAAAAAGCCATGGCTGAAAAGAAGCTGGCGCTTTGCGATAAAGATTCCGAGCTTTCTAAATCATTAGCTGACAGTCTGGCGGCAAAAGACAAGGCAATGGCCGCAGAGAAGTCTTTTAATGAAGAAAAAAGCAGATTGGCTTATGAAGCTATTGTAATGAAGGCTAAAGTTGCACAAGCTGATGAAAAAATGAATAAAGCTAACGCAGAGATAGCAAGAATTCAGTCTGAAATCAACAAACTAGAAGAATTAAAGAAATACATCATAAAAGAGGGGGCATAAAATGCATGGAGACGTTAGAAGTATAACCGCATTAGGGTTGGAGGATATCGCAGTTGCTTCGACGGCAACCGTGTACACAGATTCGTTTAAACTTAAACAAGGAATGTATTTTGGCCTTTGGCTATTGGCTTCTTCCGCTGCAGGGGCGCCGGACTTGAAAATTCAGCTGGAAGAAAGTTATACTGCCCCAGCCACTGAAGGGTCGGCTGATTCTAATTATGTTATCCCTGAGAATATGGCTGACATCCAGTCATCTTTGACGGCGGAGACGGCTAAAGTTCAGTTGATCAGCCCTGTCCCGATGACGTATGCAAGATTTAAGATTACAGGTCAAGGAACAAACAATGCCGATACTATTTTAAACATGAAAATCTTCATACAAGACGGAATCCTGTAAAGGAAAAGTTATGAACCTTGGAATGATGACTAACAGAGTGCGCCGCCAACTACCTTCAGCGACAGTAGAGTCTGTTTCTGACCAGTCTATTTGGGACGAACTTAATCTTGGCGTCGATGAATGCAATAGATATACGCAAGTTTATAAAGGTTACACAGAGTTTTCTTCTGTTGCCAATCAACAGATTTATGCTTTATCTACTTATGTTCCCAAGTATCTTGGAATCACAAAAGGCGGGTGTTGGTATCTTGTTGGCACGTCGTTGAAAGAGCTATTCCCAAAGACTATTCGTTGGATGGATTTAAATATTAGAAATTGGCGCGATCTTTCGGCGGCAGAACCTCAATGGTATTGGGCAGAAGGCGATGATCTAGGGTTGTATCCCAAGCCTTCAACTGCTTCGACCTTGCGCATTTATCATCTTAAAAAGTCTATTCCGATGGATAATGCCAATAATTATCCTTGGGAAAACACAACCACAGAGATAACAGCACTACAGGCAATGGATAATGCGATTATCGCTCATGCTAAGTGGAAATTGTCCACGGCAGTAGGTAAAGAACAAGACACATTTTATGCAGAGTTCATAAGGGAAATCCAAAAAGCGCAAACTCAGATTAGGCGCCGCCCAGATATCGCTAGCCACTGGGATAACTTCATCAGGATTGATGGGCAAACCCACACATGAGAAAATTAGCCTTAGCATTCATGCTTTTGTTGTCTTCGGTTGCCTTTGCCCAGGAAGGGCAAGACAGCTTCTTTATAATCGAAGACTTCTCTAAGATGTTGCAAAGCCACACCTCTCCTTATAACAACCCGGATAGCGTGGCCAGCGAAGTATTAAATGTTAGGGCTAACGGTGAGATAGGTTCTATTGCCAAACGCGAACCATTAATCTCTTACGGAGTTTGCAACGCAACAGCGCCAGTAAAGTCATTGCATCGATATTACAAATCCGATTCCACTAAATACCTAATTGAAAATATTGATACAGCCATATATCTCGGCAGCGACACAGGATCTACTTGCACGACTTTGTCTACTGGTAAAACCGCAGGAAGGCGCTGGGATTGGGTGACTTATAAAGATTTGGCTATCGGGACGAATGGCACGGATTATCCCGTTAAGTGGGACGGCAAGACACAGATCACGGCTGACACAGACGGAAGTCGCACTTCTGGTGATATGGTTGCCGACCTCGGCGCGCCATTCGCCGAATTGAACACGGGAACCGCATTAGACGCCTCCTCGTGGTATCAATATAAAGTGGCCTACGATGACGGCACTAATTATTATTTCTCTAACGCTAAATCAAACCCGATCCTGACCGGTGGCGCAGTACATGCTATCACGGTAACTGGCATTCCGCCTTGTAAATTAGCGTGGGCTTCTTGTAATAGGCATATTTACCGCACTGTCGGTGATGCTAGCCGTACGGCGGTTATTGCAGATACCTCATATTACAAAGTAACCACTATTTCATCCACAAGCACAGTTTCTTTTGATGACACTTTAAGTGATGCCGCATTATTATCGGATGCCACCCCCACATGGGCAACGGTGTCTGCCGGCATAAACCTCACTCCTCCGAACGGCAAACATCTACTTATTGATAAGGAGCGTTTGTGGATAGCAAACAATCCATTAATCACACAAGGCGGCTCGGAGGCTTATTGGTCTTACATCCTTGATCCTGATAAGTTTAATACAAGTAACGATTATTTTTTGGTCCGCCCTGATGATGGGGATGAAATAACGATGTTAGAGGCTTATCTTGGGCAGATAATCGTTGGGAAGAACAACACATTATCTAAAATTTATAATGCTGACGCTGACACAGATCAATGGTACTTATCAAACCCGTTTTCTTATATTGGTTGTGCGGCTCCGTATTCGGTTAAATCAACTCCTTTGGGGATTATCTACCTTTCGCCCTATGGTTTGTATAAATTTGGCGGAGACAATTCTGGGCTGCTGTCAGATGCCGTGACCAAGGACATCCGGCTTATATCTTCCTCTGCAATTGCTGAGGCGGCAGCCACTTATTACAATAATGAGTATGATTTGGCCTATACGGATAGCTCAACCGGGGAAAACATTAATAACAGGGTGTTAATTTACGACTTTATCCGTCAGTCTTGGACAAAAGACACTAAATATGTTGATTCTTGGGCTATTTTTGACTCTGGAACTGACTTTTCAACGCTCTATAGCGGCTCTTCGAAGTCCGATGGCAAGGTTTCAGCTAATTCTAGCGCAGAGAACCAGTTTATTCAAAGATATAAGAGCGAACTTGATGGGGGAACATTTGACAATACTAATTCCGGCGGAATTGAGTCAAATGCAACTCTTTCTTTAGGCTCCACTCTTACAATAGATAGCGTTATCTATGGGGCAACAACTATAGATGGTTTCCCTGTTGCTACGGCCATTATAGACAGGATATCAACCACGGGAACATGGGTTAGCGCGCCATTAGATTTAAATGTCGCAAAGTTCAATAAATTATATTGGAACGCTAATCTTGGAACGGTTGGTTCAGTTAAGCTATACATAAAGACCGCCACGACGTCTG